AGAGATGTCGACGGGTGACTGGATTGAAGCTGAACGGCAGCGTCAGATCAGGAAAATGCAATCACGCATGAATGCGTAACGAAAGGATCTACTGTGAGTAATTCACTTCTTACGATTGACATGATCACGAGGAAGAGTCTCGAAATTCTCGAGAACAACCTTGTGATCACCCGTACCGTTAACCGTCAGTACGACGACAGCTTTGCCAAGTCCGGCGCCAAAATCGGTTCTACCCTGCGTATTCGTCTTCCGGATCGCGCGCTGGTGACCGATGGTGCTGCGCTGCAAGTGCAAGACGACGTTGAGCAAAACACCTCGCTCACCGTGTCAAGCCAGAAGCACATCGGCATCAACTTCACCACTGCTGAACTGACCATGCAGTTGGACGACTTCGCTGAGAGGGTTCTTAAGCCTCGTATCAGCCAGTTGGCCGCCAGCATTGATGCAGACGTGGCGAATTCCTTTCAGAGCATCTTCCAATCGGTCGGCACGCCTGGCACGACTCCCGGCACCAGTCTTGTGCTGTTGCAGGCGCAACAGAAGCTGAACGAAGCGGCAGCGGTCATGTCGCCCCGTTATGCCACCGTCAACCCGGCCGCCAACGCCGCGTTGGTCGAAGGCATGAAGGGTCTCTTCAATCCCGTGTCGACCATCAGCAAGCAGTTCAAGTCTGGCCTGATGGGCGAAGGCATTCTTGGGTACGAAGAACTCAACATGAGCCAGTCGATCAAGCAGCATACGACTGGCACCCGCACCGGCGCGCACACTGTCACCACGACCGTGGCGACGCAAGGCGCCTCCACTATCGCCATTACTGGTACGGGTTCGCAGATCATCAAGAAGGGTGATGTGTTCACCATCGCCAGCGTGTTCGCGGTCAACCCGCAGACCCGTGAGTCGACCGGCTCGCTCCAGCAGTTTGTGGCGACCGCCGACGCAACGGCGGCCGGTGGCGCGTACACCGTCAGCGTGAGCCCGGCGATCTTCACTGCCACGCAAGCTCTGGCAACTGTGGATTCGTTCCCGCAAGCCTCTGCCGTAGTAACCTTCTTGGGCAGCGCTAGCACCCAGTACCCGCAGAACCTGATCTACCACAAGGACGCCATCACGTTTGCCACCGCCGACCTCGTCATGCCGCAAGGTGTTGACATGGCCAGCAGGCAGGTCCACAACGGCATCTCGATGCGTATCGTGCGTCAGTACGATATTAACAACGACCGTATGCCTTGCCGGATTGACGTGCTGTACGGCTTCGGAGTTATCCGTCCGCAGATGGCTGTGCGGATGTGGGGCTAAACAAAGGGGCTTCGGCCCCTTTCACCAAATTTTGAAAGGATTGAATCATGTCTCTCCCTAATGGCGCTGGTGGTTACCAAGTCGGCGACGGTAATCTTGACGAAATTATCTTTGGCAACACAGGCACTCCGGTTGCTTTGACCGGTGCGTCTGTCACTATCACCGCAGCCGATCTGGCTAACGGCGTGTGTACGATGGATCCGGGCAGCACCAGTGCGGGCACTTATGTGTTCCCTACTGGCGCGCTGCTGGACGCGGCGTATCCCAGTCTGAAGATCGGCTCGACGTTTGACTGCGCGTTCATCAACATTGGTGATGACGCAGGCAACGACGTGACGTTCACGGCAGGCACGGGCAACACCCTTGTTGGCAACGACGTCATTCAAGACGCGCTGACCAAGACGAACAATACGTCCGGTATTTTTCGTTTCCGCAAAACGGGTGTCGCAGCGTACACGATCTTTCGTATTGCCTAAGCACTGAGGGGGCTTCGGCCCCCTTAATTGAAAGGATTTTAATATGCCGAATACCAAACCAGTTGGGGTGGCGTTTTCGGACCCGGAACTTGTCTCAGGCACAACCATTGCTGATGCAGTTATCAGCAATCCCACTGTCACAGGCGGTACGTTGACGGGCAGCACGTTGAGCAGCACGACTAAGTCGCTGTCCAACGTGCCGTCTGGCTTTTCTGCATCGCAGCAAGGCGCAACGATTGCCACGACCGGCAACTCCGATGTATTTATCATCGTAGCGGCTGACGGGACGTTGTCGAGGGCAGATTTTTCCGGAACCGATGCGCTGGCCGCCAACAACAGCAACTTCATCACCTTCTCTATCACCAACCTTGGGCAGGCCGGTGCCGGGTCAGCTGCGATGCTTGCAGCCACCGACGCCAACACAACCAAGGCCACGGGTGGCACGGCGACTACCGCCAACGCTAGGCGCTCCCTGACGTTGAACGGCACTGCGGCTAACTTGATCGTGGTAGCGGGCGACCGTCTGCGGATTCGGGCGGCGGCCACTGGCACGCTTGCCAACACCGTGACCTTCCCGGTATACAATCTGACCTTCACCGTAGCGTAAGGACAGCGGGGCTTCGGCCCCGCTGCATACACATGGCACTTATCTACCTGAAGCACCCGGACCACGGGGAAAAGATCGCCACGCTTGAGCTTGAAGCCGAGTATGATGAGAAGAACGGGTGGGCGCGGTATACTCCGGGCGACGAGCCGGCATTGGAGCCGGTAAACGAGCTGCGGCCGCGCCGCCGCCGGGAGAGTTCTAATGTCGACATCAGCCGGTGACATCATCAATGGTGCTCTTCGTCTTCTAGGTATGCTGGCAGAAGGCGAGACGCCGTCTGCTAACACGTCAGCTGACGCATTGCTGGCGATGAACCAGATGCTGGACAGTTGGAGTACCGAGCGTCTAGCAGTGTACGCTACCCGTGACGATGTCTTCACTTGGCCCGCGCAGACCATCAGTCGCACCTTCGGCCCGACAGGTGATTTCGTTGGCACGCGGCCTATTTTGCTAGACGACAGCACCTACTTCAAAGACACTGACAACGGTCTGTCGTACACCATCAACTTCATCAATCAGGACCAGTACAACGCCATTTCTTTGAAGACTGCGGGCAGTACATATCCGCAGGTCATGTGGACCAACATGACCTACCCTGACATTGAGATGTACCTGTTCCCGCGCCCGACCAAGAACTTGGAGTTCCATCTCATATCGGTAGAGCCGCTTGCCCAACCGGCTACGCTCAACACGGTGTTGAACTTTCCGCCTGGCTATCTGCGAGCGTTTCGGTACTGCTTGGCCTGCGAGTTGGCGCCTGAGTTTGGTGTAGAGCCTTCGCCACAGGTGCAGCGGATTGCCATGACGTCTAAACGCGATCTGAAGCGGATCAACAATCCTGACGATCTGATGGCAATGCCCTATAACTTGGTTGTCCGCCGCACCGCTCGCTTCAACATCTTTACGGGCGGCTACTGATGAAAACGTTCCTACCGAGCGTGCCGCCACGACTTTCCCATCCATATGGCCGTCACCATATGGATGGAGATGTTGTGCCGCGCGGCAACATCTTTGCGTTTTTCTTTACGTTGCTTGGAATACCAGATGTCTTTAGCTTGCTCAAACGTAAGCTTTTTCACTCGCCTCAATTCGTAGATTGCATGCTGGCAGTTTTCCGCTGGCGATACATACTCAAGATTGTCAACGTGGTTGTTAGTACGGTTTCCGTCTTTATGGTTTATGTGAGCGCCTTGAGGGCGGGCGCCAAAAAAAGCTTCCGCGACCGCGGTGTGAATGGCTTTATGTTTTCGAACCGTATCGGCGGACAACGTAACAAATCGGTACCCATCGCGCCGCAAAGCAGGTTGCAATACATACGCAACATCAACATAAGCCAAACCGCGAACAATTCGGTTGACAATCATTTGAGAGACGCCAAACAAAGCCGCAACTTTTCGCTGACTTTTTTCCGTGGCATACGCCGCCTTAAGGCTCAAAATTTCTTCCGGCGTAAACTGCCGATGGTACTTTCCCCGAGACGAGGTTCGTCGAATATTTCCATCGTTGCTAACTTCATAGTCCAGTTCAAAACCAACCAGCGGTTTCCAAATTTGCATGGTGATGCTCCTTTTTGTACAAGGAGAATATCATAAAAACCCCTATACTTGGCGCATTCTATGTCGCGCGCAGCATCAACGCTGCGAACGACCGCTGCGTCAACCTCTTTCCCGAGGTTGTCGCAGACGGCGGCAAAGAGCCTGCGTTCTTGCAACGGGCGCCAGGGCTTAAACCTATCACGCTGACCATCAGCGGCTCGCCCTCTGCCACGCTCGACAACGGTCCGATCAGGGGTCTGCATGTCTACGACGGCAAGCTGTACGCCGTAACGGCGGAATCGCCCGCCACCCTGCCCTACCCTGAAACCAAACTGTGGGAGATCGACGCCAACTACACGGCCGTCCTGCGGGGCACCGTGACGTCTGACGTCGGCACGGGCCAAGTGACGATGGCCGACAACGGCACGCAGTTGTTCTTGGCGTGCGGCGATGCGGCCGGCACCAGCTACATCTACAACAACAGCACGAACGCGTTCGCGGAGATCACAGACCCGGACTTCCCCGGCGCCTCCTCTGTCGGGTTCATTGACGGCTACTTTGTCTTCAGCGAGCCAGACAGCCAAAAGTTGTGGGTGACGGAACTGCTGGACGGCACCTCGGTCGATCCGCTGGACTTTGCCAGCGCTGAGGGCGCGCCTGACAACATTCTGTCGGTGCTTGTCAGCAACCGCGAGGTATGGGTCTTTGGTACGTTTACAACTGAGGTCTGGTACAACGCGGGCGGGCCTGACTTTCCGCTTGAGCGCATCGCAGGCGCCTTTAACGAGCTTGGCTGCGCGGCGCAGTATTCAGTCCAGAAGCTTGCCAACCAAGTGTTCTGGCTTGGCCGGAACGCGCAGGGCCAAGGCATCGTCTACGTCTCGAACGGCTACATCGGCACGCGGATCAGCACGCACGCTATTGAGTACGCCATCCAAACCTACGACCGGATGGACGACGCAATCTCGATGACGTACCAGCAAGATGGCCACCAGTTCTACATCCTGACGTTTCCGTCGGCAAATCGAACTTGGGTTTACGACCTTGCGACCGGACGCTGGCACGAGCGGGCGGGCTGGGTGGCGAGCACATTTGTTCGGCACCGCGCCAACTGCATGGCGGGCTACAACGGCAAGATCATCGTTGGTGACTACCTTAACGGCAAGCTCTACGAGTTTGACCTTGAGACCTACGCTGACGACAACGACGTCCAGCGCTGGCTGCGCTCGTGGCGCGCCATACCTACCGGCCAGAACAATCTCAAACGCACGGCGCAGCACAGCTTGCAGCTCGACTGCGAATCGGGCGTCGGGCTGGTAACCGGCCAGGGTTCTAACCCGGAGGTCATGCTGCGCTGGTCAGACGATGGCGGCCACACTTGGTCGAACGAGCACTGGCGCTCAATGGGCGCCATCGGTGAGACGGGGCGGCGCGTGATCTGGCGCCGCCTTGGCATGACGTTAAAACTGCGCGACCGGGTGTACGAACTCAGCGGGACAGACCCGGTGAAGATTGCTATCATGGGCGCTGAACTGCAAGCGAGCGGGACCAATGCCTAGCCCGCAACCGTTTAGGATACCCGCGCAACGGGTGCCGCTGGTTGAAACTGAGCAGGGGTTGATGCGGCGCGAGTGGTATCGGTTCTTCAACCGCAAGCCGCGTCACGGGTCGTTTTTTGACACTACAACGCAGACCGCTGCATCATCTAACACAGCCTACGCGGTCACGTTTAACAACACGGCGTCAACGTTTGGTATCAATCGTGGCACCCCTACTTCAAGAATT